ATCCTCCTTTTCTTCACCAGAATTATTTTTGGCAACCGGTTCTTCCTCTTTGTCCTCAAACTGTGAAGCAAATTCACTCAGCGACTGAACTATCTCATCCAGCTTCGCTTTGTTTGAGGTACTCATCTTCTTACCGGCCTTTTTAATCGGCTTATCGGTAATAAGTGCTTTTACTACGCTTTGCTCGGTCAACACATCTGTAATGATAGCCGAGAATTCCTCCAGGGCGTTCTTGATTGCGGTTTCATCAGTCTCATACTCCCATTTGTCAGTATTCCAGTTGTATTTGTAGAGCAAATCTTCTAAAGTATAGAATGCTGTCCAGAAACGGGTGCTTTTAATGCTTGCATTGTACTTGTCTGTCATGGCCCCTTTCTCTATTACATCAAAGCCAAGAGCTTCAGCAAGCTTTTTGAAAATGCCTTTCTTCTCAGTGTCGGTGTTCATACTGTTATCATCTCCTTTCCCGGATTCCTTTTGTATGCTATCGAGGTCCACATCCTCCTCACTGTATTTCCCGACACCACCCATTGAAAAGCCTGTAATCTCGCCCTTTTGGATTTTATCCCAAATATCAGGATCAGAGATTTCAACCGTCAATAGCCAGGTACCTTTTTTGATTTCTTGACCCTCAATGGTTGTATCAGACTTAGTAACCCAATTTTCAACTACAGCTGCATCGGATAATTCCTCAAAGCTATGTTGCAGGTCAACCTTATCACCGTTCTTTGCAAACCAATAAGCCGCCTTAATAATTTCTTCCTCAGTCATAAAGTTGCCGTGTGAATCCTCTACCATAGGCTCATATACTATCCCTGTGACATAATGATGGTCACTGTCTACCTTCAGGATTCGGCCGTAGGTAGTAAAGTTTGCCTTACCCTTTTCAGCTTTGGTAATAAGGAACTGTTTTTTGTTTGCTGCCTTATCGACAAGCGACACAAAGGAGATTTTTGCATCCGTAATTTCATAGGCCTTCTCCACTTTTCCCAAAGTTCTCACCTCCTTTCATTGGGCGATAGGCAATAAAAAATGACGTGCTATAAACACGCCAATTTCTCAACGAGTAATGCGAACAGGTGATTTTTTCTTCCTCTCAAGCATTGCAACCGTATAAGGCAGATTCTGTCTGATTTCATCTATTGACTTATAGAACCACACCTTAACCACTTCATATTTTGCTTTGTCAAGCTCTTTGAATATCCTCATTAAATTTTCATCTGTATCCTCTGCATGAATAATAACCCGGTAGTACATTCTCTTAATATCTGCAAAATCAAACTCATCTGCAGTAATCACTGTGCACCCTGTAGGGCTTGGTACGTATTCTATACGGTCTGTCGATATGTTTATATTGTCCCGCTTCGTAGATTGTGCTGTAGGCTTCCTACGAAAGACAGAGGATAAAAATCTCAACATATCAGGACCTCCTATTCTATTCCGGCTTTCGCCTTATTCCTTGCATCCAGCTCCGCTTCCCACAGCGCATTATCATCATCAATAGCCTGTTGCTGGAGCTTCCGTCTTTCCTCTATCGAGAGGCCGAAAACATCATCATTTACAATGGCACGATGGATACAGTGGCAGTTAACACGTTCTGAAGCAGGTAAAGTAATATCCCGAGGGAACTTAGCCTCATATGTTCCTGTAGGAGCGTTAATGATAAAATACTCATCCTTGTTAACAATAGTGCCATCCATAGCCTGATGATGTGGCCGGGGTTTTATCTTGTGTTCACCTGTATGCTTCCACTCTTTACGGTCTACTGCTGGGCTCTGTCTTATGGCTTCCTCCTTGGAGTAGGAATGAGCTGTTAGCATTTCTGTAATAGCGGTAGCTCTTGCCCGATTCCTGCTAAAGCCGTAACTATCCATGAGATTTTCCATTACCTGCTGAACACTCTCACCATCTTCCAGGCCTTTAGAAAGAATACGCTGCAGTTCCTCATAAGAACCAAGCTTCATTAACTTTCCGAGTTCTTCGCTCCAGCTCTTTATCCAGTCGGTAGTCCTTTCAGTGAACATAGAAAATGCCAGGTCCTTATCAATGTCCTTGATGTACGCATCAGTAAGGCTCCGGAGTGCTTTATCGAATATATCCTTAAATACCTCAGCCAGCTTCTCATCTGTAAGGTCACCGGCTAACAGATCAGGCATGATATTGTTTACTGCATTTTCGAGGTTTGCTCCCTCCAGCTCTCCGAGGTAATACTCCAATTCCTCTTCAAGGATTTCTGCTATAGCATCCTCCAGTTCGTTTATATTCTCCACGGTTTCTGCCGCTTTGGCGTAGCCTTCCTCATTGAGCTTGTCGGTTAAATCATCATCAGCCTTGCTTATATATGCGTCAAGAGCTTTTATCAAATCCTCAAATTCATTCATCATGACACCTTCTCCCGGCTCATCTTCTGGAGAAGTTTCTTAACCTCTTTCATGATTACCACAATATCATCATCCTTGGCATCCATAGCCTTTTTAATGGCCTGGTCTATCTGCTCATTGATATTCTGGCCTGTTGCAGTGTTTCCTGGAGATGAATATAGCATTTGTGCCTTGGAAACTGCAAGCGGTACATCTCCCCATTCTGCCTCATATGGCTCTGCAACCTTTCCGAGGGTTTCAAGGGTGATTTCCTTTGCTGTGTTAGGTGTCAAGCCTCCAGCACGTTCCGTTATGTTCAGGATACGAGCAACATCATCAGGGTTTGTAATGTCAGGATTCTTGAAGTAAACCTCTACATACTTGAACTTATAGCAGTTAAGGAGCTTGTTGTTGATGGTCCATGCAAGGCTTTTACGCTCAGGAATAAACACCTGTTTTTCCGTTACTTCCATTGCCGTTTGCGCCGTTGCTCTGTTGAAGTCTGTGGTATAGCCTGTATAAAGATCAGGCAACCGGAATGCAGATTGCACTTTCTTACGGGAGTTCTCAAGGTAGTCCTGGAACAGCTCATCCTTTTGCAGTATAGAGGCCATATCCTTTACTTCAACGGTAGGGGTCTTTTCCGTCTCGAAGTCTACCCTGTTTTCTTCCTCTTCAACTTCCAGTACCAAAAAGGCATGCTGTCCAGCTTCACCTTTTATGCCATTCATATACTCCTGAAGCTTTGTGAAGCTCTCATCAGATAAAGTACCACCTTTAACAATAATCATCAAAGGAGTATGCCTGCCTTCAGTGAAATAATTGTTATTCAGGTTCTCAGCTTTCCTTGCTCCATCTACGCTTAAAACCTGCCCTATCCAACGGACTGTTCCATAATCACTGGTGCCTATTGAGAACTCAAGGATTTCATTTGCCTGATACTCAATCTCCAATTCATCAACATACCTGCCATCCCGCTTATCCATTATCCGGGGATCGCCTATTTCCTTGAAGTAAACAACCTTGCCGCCTTTCTCCTGCTTGTATTTGCAGAACTTCTTCAACCGCTTTATAGTCATGCCTTTATAGAAGTATTCAACCTCAATAGCAGGATCCAGAGCTGCAGTCTTGCGTATAGATGGAGTATCTTTGATGAATTCTATCTGATTAACCTCACCTGCAATATTCCTCATAACTTCAAGATAGGCTATTCCGTATGTTTCTCTCGCTTCTATGACGTCCTCAAACACTTCCTTGGTATCCATATCCATATTTAGCAGGTCTATAATGCTTTCAGCTTTAGCATATTCAGCGGCCATTTCCGGAGTTTCCTCAACGTCTTCCTTATATTTTATCCCGATACCAAAACCGGCAATGTTGTCCTTATAAGCTCTGATACATTGAGGCAGGATAGTTGAATGGTTCACCAATTCTTTTAATCCCTGCAAATCCGCTGGAGGTTGAAGCCATACCAATGCATTATTATCAGTAATAACATTTGACTCTGCAGCCTTCTCAATAGGTTTGTTTGGCTCTGCAGCCTTTATTATTTTTGCTGAAATAGTAGGTTTATGTTTCGCATTACTCAAGCTTTATCATCTCCTTTCTTACGGTCTTTTATGGACACAGGCAAGCATAATAAAAGAACGCAGTCAGCTTCATCAGGACTGGATAAGCCGCGTTTTTTCATATCTTCCTTGCTCTCAATCTTTATTTTGCTGTTATCCGTCATGGTGTATTTGCGTACTGACAGTTGCCCGACCAGGTCATTATCATTGGGTAATATAAGCTCTACCGGCTTCGGATTCCCTTCTTCATCCTTATTGCTCAGCAAGCCTTTAACTACATTCATCATGTAAGTAGTAGAATCATAGAAATATTTGTGCTTTATCCTGACACCGAATTTAACCGGGATTATCTCCATCCACCAATACAGTGATGGGTTACTCCTTTTTATCTGTCTGAGCCTGTCAACAACTCCACCGCCAACGCCGCCATCATCAATCTTAATAGGTATTTTGTATTTGAATTTATGCTTATCAATAAGCATCTGTCCGAGTAACACAATGTCGGCAGCTGTCCTCATGGTGTCCTGCCCGTTGAGCTTCTTATAAAACTCCACCTTCTCATTAACCTTGAATCCAATAACAGTCTTGTCGTCTCCAAATCTGGCGACGTCACAGCCTATGTCTATAGACTCTACAGGCTTTTCTTCAGGCTCACTCATTATGCTGGCTTCGATGAGAGATAGAGGAATAAATACATCATCCTCCTGGAGGGGAAACTCACCTAATACCCTGACCCGTACCACATTGCTTTCTGCTCCATACTTGCGGATGAGAGCTTCAATGTTCTCTTTATTGGTCCTTGGACTATCTATAGATGAAACAGTATGGCAGCGGTATATTGCCCGGTCTACAGTATGACTGTCATAAAAGATGCCCGACGTTTTCGTCGGGTTTCCACACATCAAAAGCTTATTGTTTTTACCGGAAAGGGTACCGAGTATTGCTTCCAGGATTGGATCAGCGACACCGGAGGCCTCATCCACGATAAACAGCATGTTGTCTTCGTGAAATCCCTGCATGTTTTCAGGCTTTGTGGCCGTCCTTGCAACTGCAAACCATCTTTTCTCAAATCCGACCATGTAGATATATGTCTTGGTCCATTTGAGTATATGAGTGAGCAGCGGGCTTTTCGATTGCCACTTTGCAACCTCCGACCAAAGCACATCATGGAGCTGCTGCTTAGTAGGTGCAGTTGCTACTACTCTTG